TACCTCTCGTAACAATTGCATCAAGTCAAACCGCTCCTTTATGTGATATAATAAATTTGTGGAATTTATTGAATCAGTCGGAGCGATCCGGCTTTTTTATTTACCTTCTTTACGACCTTCTTCTTTTCCCATGTAGAAACCTAGCATCAATGTCATAATCCAAAATATAACTCCTACAATAATTTTTACTAACATTCTGTACCCCTCGCTTTCTCTCTACGACTTAACCAAAAAGCGGTTAACTCCTCTTCTAAGTAGTCATTTCTTTTTTCTAACTTATCTAAGTTTTCTTTTAATGATTCGTTTTCGTCGAATAAAACGATAACGCTTATAGTTAAGATGAAAATGACTAACGCTGAAATGATATTAACGATCATTGTTTATAACCTCCATATCCACCAATCTCGCTACAGCTAAATTCTTTTTGCTTTTCGCTAACCACTTGTCACATTTCATCGTGTTTTCAATACGAATGATTGCTGAGTGATTATAGAGATGCTCTACATATCCACGAAATGGATAGATGAATCCTTCTGCCTCACATCGGACCATGTCGCCGACTTTGAATTTTGGTTTCTCACGTGTTTTAGGGTTCTTTGTCGGCATATCTAGCATCAAACCGCCGATACCGTGGCTGCTGGAGTAAAATCCGTCTTTTAGTTTCATCTCATTTCCTCCCATTTATAATCATCATTTAATATAGAAATCCCAAACTTACGAATAGCCTTGCTTGCAATAGCAACACACTGACTTGCCACTTTATATGCTTCTTCTGCAGAAACTCCGTATTCTTTTTCAAACTTTGCCTTTAGCACATTCAGTTCCTGCTTCTTCAGTCTCGCTATTCTGCGATGTCTGTTGTTCATTGTCAATCAACTCCCTAATCTGAAAGTGTCGTCTATACTTGATCGAAATTCTTTTAAGTGGTTCTCTACCACAGAATCAGTCACGTTAAAACGATCAATTAATACAGGAGCTGCCATATCTTTCAAATAACTTTGTCTGATAACTATTTCAGTACCATCTGAAAGTTTTTTATTAACCTCCCGACCGTTAATAATTGACTGAACATCTGCTTCGCTTAGTGGTATTTCGTATTTCATTACTGTTCCTCCTTCATCCATAAATTTGGAAAATCATCGGCATATATCTCTATTGCACCAAATAACTTGATCGCTGATTTTGATTTTCCATGCATGTCAGGACTGATTAAACGATCATAATAATCCTGACTGATTGTTTTTCCCTTGTACTGATAACGTGTAGCCGCAGTGTAATATACTGCTGTCTTGCTCAGATAAAGATATTTTGCTAAATCAGCCGATATCCGTAACAAAATGATTCTATTCTTACTTTTAATTCCACAATTTAGCAATGCTGGAACATTCCCATTTTCATCTTTTAAAGAATCGATGTAGTCAGTTGCTAAGATAATCACTCTACCTCCAATAACTCGCTATTCTCGTATATATTTCCGATGACTTCATGAGCAGTTGCTACATCGTAACTTTCGCCAGTATTCCTATGGCCTAATCTATAATCACTTTTCTTTAGTACAACTACAAAGCCAGCTTCTTGTTGAAGATACGCAACATATCCAATCGCTCCTTTTGATGTAATTACTACATCACCTTCAAATATCTCCACACCATTCTTATCTTTCAGTCCTGTGGACTGCATGAGCACATATTTATCTGGAGCCATTTCAGCATGAGTGATCAACCTTCCTGCTTGCCCATATTTCATTTCTTGTCCAATTGTTTTACCTTTAAATGGTGTGTACCACGATCGAAATCTCGGTATCATTTGTTGCCCTCCTTCAAAATAGAAGCCATTTCTGATTTTTTTAAACTAGTCCTTATTTCCTCAGACCAACTATCAAAAACAGTCTGAATATAGGCTACGAGTATTTTTCGATTTTGGCTTAAAGCAATATACGGATCAATCAAAGCAACTTCTGCGTGTAGACGATAATAAGCAATACAATCTATTTCTAAAAATCTCAAACGATCAATAGCATCATTAATCATAAAATCTGTAACGTTTTCTGCTGTATTTAAACCATCTGCATATTCAGGCAAGACTTCATTATTGATGAACTCAGCCACATCTTTTGGACATAAATCAGTCAGTTCTTGTTGTGTATAGTTCATTTGCTGTCCTCCTAAAATTTCATTTCATCGTCGTTGTCATCTTCTTTGTCATCAGTTTTGGAAAGGAGGGCATACACGAGATATGCCGCTCCTACCAAACCTAAGAACAAGAGAAGTTTAGCTATAAAAAATCCCATATTATTTACCTGTTTCATCCGTAACTACAGTATCTGCTCCGTTTACTGTTACCCATCCATGCTCTTTGCGAGCTTGAGCTTCTTCATAACGAATCAAATTGTCTGTTACTGATTCAGCAATTTTACGATTAGATTCTGCCTCTGCTTCTGCAGCTTTTGTTTTCTTGTATGCTTCACTATCAGCTTGAGTTTTTGCAGTTTCTGCATCTAGCTTCGCTTTTTCATTTTCTTGACCAGCTCGAATGATCGCATCAATTGATTTTTGTGTTTCTTTATCGACATCTGGAACACCAAGTGTTACGTCTTCGACTTCAAACCCTTTAGATTCAACTGATTTAGCAAAGTTCGTTAATACCTCAGCTTCAACTTTAGAGGAATCTCCTGAAAGGACATCAAGCAGGCTATATTTGGCATAAACTTCTCGAGCGACCTTTTGAAGCTTAGATTTTAACCATCCACTTTCGATATCTTCCGAAGTGATATTTCCAAATTCTTTGTACATTTTCGCTGCTTTAGTTGAATCAACTTTGTAGTCATATTTGATATCAATCGTTGTCTTTTTGCCATCGCTTGTTGATACTGAAATATTTTTTGATTGGATAGTTTGCAAGCGAATTGGATATTGGATCACTTTGTCAATCCCTACAAATTTCACACCTTGTGTCAGTGCTTCATCCTTAATACCCCCGTTCATTGAATAGCGCACACCCACATATCCGTTATCGATTTTTTCGAAGAACTTAAAGCCTCCGATAACTCCAATCCCTAAAATTACTGCTCCTGCTACACCTAATTTGATTAATTTGTTTTCGTTCATTTTTCTTCCCCCTAATTCTTCATCCAAAACATAAATCGCACCAAATCTTCTTGTGTACCATTTACATAAAGATTCAGTTCTGCTCCAACTGCAACTAGAATTCCGATAATTAACAGGACAATACCTGTCACTGTATATTTTCTTCCTTTTCTACTTTCACAGATGAGGTAGTATCCTAGAAATGCTAGTAAGCCACCAATCGCACACCAAAATATTGTTAAACCTATCATTTGCTTTCCTCCAAATCACTCGACTTCACGAATACACCATCTACCATTTTTCCTGTGCGTCCTTTGATTTCGTTGTATGCCATTTCTAAACACTCTTGTATGTTTGTCCCTTTTTGCATGGAAAGGATAATCAGCGTGACGATAACGTCTCCTACGCTATCTTTAAATAGCTCATCATTACTTCTTGCCATCGCCGATGCTATTTCCCCAAATTCCTCAGCTACTTTCAAAAACTGTGCTTTTGGATCTGCTTGATCCAGTCCCTTGTCTTTTGCCCACTGCTCTACTTTTGTGATTAGTTCGTCCATTTTTTCTCCTCCACATATCTAAATTGACGACCTTTAGAATCAATATCCATATTCTTCGCTCTATCCCAGATGATGTTTTTGCTCAGACCAGTAATTTCAGATAACTGTTCAGCGGTACCTGTTACTAGAATTCGATCACCATGCCAGATTGCAATTTTTCTCGGCGTTCTCCGTTTGGGCTTTTCAGTCCACATTGATTTACCGAGCTTTTGGACTTCTGCAACTATTTCTTTGTCTTCTTGCCAATTTTCAGAATGTGTCAGTTCGATGATTCGTTTCATTGCTGCTTTCTTATCCACGCTCATTCCTCCAATCTACGAATTTCCCTTCTTAAATTCACTATGTGTAAATCGATTGCCTTTCTCGCCGTTTCATTGACCATCACTGCCTTTGTTCGTTCCAGATCGTCAATCTCACGTTGAAGGCTTCGAATACGCATTTGAATCACTTCTTCTGTTGTCATGACGATCCCTCCACGTATCTAAACGTTCTCTTCTTAACGTCTGTGTATCCACACCTAGCTCTTTTTCTCACGATTTTCTCGTGCAAGCCTGTGAGACTTGCTAACTGTTCAGCTGTCCCTGTCACTAGAAGTTTGTCACCGTGCCAAATTGCGATTTTTCGTGGTCTTGGCTTGTTGCTCTTGTCTGCCCACATCGCTCTTCCAAGCCTCATCACTTCTGAAGCAGTTTCTTTTTCATTTTGCCAATCTTCTGAATAAGTCAATTCGATAATTCGCTGCATTGCCGCTTTCTTATCCATCCCGACATTCTCCTTTCAGTAATTTGAGTACTTGATCAAGTGCGCTCTCACGTCCGCCGTGGAACGTGTTGAGCCACTTGTCTTCGTACGACACACTTTGTCTTAAAGCTTCTTGATGCATTAGTTCAATCTGTGCTGTAAATGTCTTTAGGTCCATCTGATTACACCTGCTTAAGTTCACTAAGATGTTTTTGCAATCCTTTAACACAATCAACAAATAGTAATTTTGTATAAGCTAAATTTCTTAATTGTGTTGCATCGATATAGAGTGCGAAATAGTATCTGAGTTTACTCCAACTTGAACGATCATTCTTAATTCCTTCAATTCCAGCTTCTTCGAGTTGATCATATACGTCTCTCAGAATTTCTATTTCCTCACCAGTTTTATACTTTGCTATTTCATTAATTAGTTCTAGATAATCGATTTTCAATTTTCCACCTCTTAGAATGGTGCTTTTGATTGTCTATTAGCTCGTTCTAGCGCTTTTTTCTTAAGATAGGCTTCTTGGTCGATTGCCCATTCAGGAAGCTTCTCTCGTCTTCCTGTGCGCTTGTATCCACTGCTTGCGTTCTTAGATTCACTTTTTTCTTTTCTTGCCCAGCTTCGAATAGTTGCTAAATAGTTTTTATAGGTCTTACCTGATGATTCACAATACTCAGATAGCCGTTCTATTCGCTCTTGGTAGTCATTAGGGAATTCTGTTTTGAGTTTCTCCATCTGCTCATCTGACAAAAGAACATTTTTATACTCTCCGTATTTATGACGGATGGGCTTAGCCTTCGATTTTTTCGAAGGCGTTACATCTTTTATCTCTTTACTATCCTTACCTAACCTATCCTTACCTAACCTAACCTGTGTATCCATTTGGTATACCGCTTGGTTGTCATCTGGTATACCAAGTTTTTCATCATGTTTAGAAAGCTCTTCTGCAAATGTATAAGCTTTGTTATCTTTGTCTGCTAGTAAAGCTTTTTCATCCTGATATAACGTGGGTTTGTAACGATCATTACGAATATAGTTGTGTATTTTCCAATGCTTAATGACGATCACACCGCTCTCGAAAACTAAGATGAATCTTTTTGCCATAAGCAGTTTTAAATCATCATCACCACAACCAACCATACGTTGTATTTTTTTGGGATTATTAATAAATCCGTCATCATCTGCGCGCATTGATAGATGGAAATATAATGCCTGTGTCGATAAAGGCATATCTAGGAATGCATCAGAATCAATAATTGTCTTTGCGAACATTCTTCTTTCTGCCAAAATTATTCCTCCTCATCCACGACGATAATCGTGTACTGGTAACAAGTCTCTGTAATTCCATTAACTAATCTATTGGTCTTAATTTTTTCGACACTAATATCGCTTTGTTCAGCTTGTGTGCCAATGAAAGCAAATGTCATGATTTCTAAGAACAATTTGTCTCTTGGACTCATTTTTTTATACTTAGTGTGCCATGTTTGTGCAAACGCTACTGCATTTAAATTAATCATCATTAGACCCCGATTCTTAATTTCTTGATTGTCTCCTGGTTTAACTTGATTCCTTTGATTTGATATTTATTTTTGAAATTGATCACACCTATCTTGTGTTTCTCCGTGTGATGGATTCTGCAGAGTGCTGCAAATGTGTACTCTGAATGATCAACTTCTTTGCGCTTTCGTCTTCCTAGCGCTTTGTCAAAGTGATCGATGTCAGCTCCTGTTTTGCCACAGATGCAACAAACTCTTTTTGTAATGCATTTGTAGAAGTAGTACTCTTGGTTCGCAGGTAAAATCTCATAGCCTTCTTTGAAAGGAATATGATGTTCAAAGATAAAATCTAGGATGATATTCGCTAAGATATTGGCATCACTCACGGTTGTATTCGATTCGTCTTTGAGGCTTATTTCGCGCCCTGTGACACCTTCAAAACGGAAGTAGAAGAATTCCTTCCAGAAGTCCGTTGGCATGCCTGTATCGATGAAAATATCGCCTATGAGCGCATAGATGAAGTTTC